GCAAATCAATCATTTGTGATTTGATACTAGCTTCTAGTTCCATACGCTTAGTTTTATCAGGTATGGCTTTGCCAATTAAATCGCTTATTGGTTTAAAAAATTTATCAATCATTGTCTTTGCCCTCCAATATATTTTTAAGTTTCATAGCTTTTTCATGTGCTGAATCAACGTGTAAATTTTTATCAACTATTTTTTCTAGTTTTAAACTTTCTATTTTATTATTACTAATATAACGCCAAGTATAGCCATCTTTTGAATATACACCAAAGACAGTTGTACCCATACCAATCTTGATTATCATGGCTTGTTCGCCATCTAATAAGACCTTATCGCCTTCGTTGAATTGTGAATTGAGTTTGAATTTAAGACCTTTGATGAATGATACCGAATAGTCTTTGAGAGCAAGTCCGCCTAATACGCTTGCCAAAAATAGAGATGCTTCAACATAATATTGCTCAAAGTCCACTTGTCTTAACCATGAGTTTTTTGCACTTCAAACTCAGCAGTTAGACTAGCTCCTTTGTGTGGTTTGAATTTGCCCTCGTGCTTCATTAACTTATAAGTCTTGCCAGACTTCATAAAATGAAAGCCTTTAGGTGCTTTTATTTTTTTATTCATTTCTTTTTCTTTTTAGTTTTTAATTTTTTAAAATCAGCACCAGTAATTTTATTACGAGGTTTAGCTACTCTAGCTAACTTCTTTTGTTTTGGAGAATATTTACTGTAGGGCATGATTAATACCTCTTTTTAGTTTTAGGTTTGATTTTAGATTTTTTAGTTTTTTTCTTTTTTGAATGATACATAATTATTTCTTTTTACTTTTTGGTCTGAGTAAATCTGCATCGGCTTTTCTAGCACCACCTTTGCCTGTAGCAAAAGATCGTACTCTGCCAGCCGCCCAAGCATGTGCAGATACACCTGGTCGTGATCCTGACGAATAGTATGCACCAAGACCTCGTTTATAAACTTTTGCTAAAGTGCCTTTGGAAATACCACTAGACTTAGCGTATTTCTTTAAAGTTGCTTCTTTACTTCCTGCCACTTTTGCTTCTCTGTTTAGATATTCTGTTCATCATAGCTGGGGTTAATTTACCTTGTTTGTATAGTTTAGCAGTTCTTTTTATTTCTTTCTCCCTTGCCTTTGGGTTCTTTGCGCCAACAACATACTTCTTAGGTACGCCACCTTTGGTCTTTGGTACTTTTTTAAACTTTCTCACCATTTCACCTTATTTGCCCAATACGCTGCAGACATTTTGCCTTTAGCAATATTTTTTGCGTGTCTGGCTTTAAAAGACTTAGCACGCTTAGTCATAGTTTTATCACCAGTCTTGCCTTGTTGTCCAAAGCGGATGGTTTTAACTTTGTCGCCTTCTTTGGCAACTACCACGTGTGATTTGGTTTTATGTCCTGGTGTTCTTTTCGGTTTATTAAACCCTGAAACACCAGCTCGTTTTAATCTTGAATCTTTCATTAGTGTAAAGTCGTTTCTTTAATTAAAAATATTTCTGTATCTTCGCCTATTTTATCCTTAAATAAAAATTGCATAAATGATTTTGCTTGTTCAAAACTACGAGCTTTGATGTCTGTGCCAATATAAACGTGTTCCCCAACCACACATTCCAAATGATAAAGTTTAACTGGAGATGTTGAAGTCGTCATCAAACAACCCCTGTGATTGAGTTTTCGCTATCTGTCTGATAGTTTCTCTGTCACGTTCCATCAACGCATTGATTTCTGCAATATCAATCTGAGTACCATACTTGCCAGCTAACTCTGCTGACTTCAATCTAATCTCGGCTTCAGCTTCATCACGCCTTCTATCATCTTCCATGATAATTTTCATACGATCTGTTTCGGCATCAATGACCGCTTTTTGTGCTTGCACTTGTGCTTTTTGAATTTCTGCTTGCGCTAACAATGTAGCTGGATCAGGTTTTTCTTCTTGTGGTTGTGGTGGCATTGGTGGCACTTGCGTATTGATAAAACTTTGTGCATCTTTGAAACCAGCTAACTCAATCATTTTGCTAAGTGTGTTTGAGTATTGTTGTAAATTCACTAAAGGATTCTGTGGCCCTAGTGTTTGTAAAATTTGTTCTTGCTTACCTGCTAAGTTATTTAAAACTGCCATACGTTCGTCATCGCTGTTTTTAGAAATTGCAACATTGACACTAACGTCTTTATCGGAATCCCAGTAGCGAGGATCAACAGGTACGAATTGATTGTTTAGTCTAAACATATCTTGTCCTTCTTGGTGTTTGATAACCAAGTTATTGACTAAGCTAAAGAGTTCTTTCATACCACCTTCAGCAAAATGACGACAAATCAATTCAACTCTGCCTTGCGCTCCAGACATGGTAGCGGAAACAGCAGCTTTAGTCGTGCTTTGTAAAGCTTCAGCATTGAGTCCAGCACTTGCTTTGGAAACTCCAGTACGATTTTCTTTGGCTTCGTCTAAGTAACCTAATACTGGAAAGGCTTCTTTACCGACAAAAGGCACAGCAAATGGTTGCACCATACCAGGCGCACGCATACGAATTGGTTGACCAATATCGGTATTTAAAACATCGTCAATATTGACTTGTCCTTCAACGACACCCATTCTCGGAAAGATTGCATGACCTAAAGAATCTAACGTATCACGCATGATTTGTGATTTCGCTCTTTGAATTGGAATCACATAGTCTGCTGGGCATGAGCCAATCGCAGTATGTGGTTCTGGATCTGGGCAAAACATGACAATCGGTAAATCATCCCATTGTTCAACATTGACAACATTTATGCCTTCACCTGCGGTACAAACTCTAATTCTTTCGTCTATGCCATCGCCATCTAAGTCGTAAAATAAATAATGTTCTACGTATAAAACATTCTTGTTGCCATACCCACCACGATCATTATAAACATTATCGTCATAAGGATTACGTGCTTCCAGTTCGTCATAAATATCAGCATCTAAAGCCGAGCCTGAACCTGCGTATTGTTCCATTTCTTCTCGGTCGTACCCCATAGCTACCAAGTCGCTTACAGTTTTTACCATGCGATGAGCAACGTAAGGTGCTTCATAAATATTTCTCGCATTACGAGAAATCAAAACTTCTTCAGGGGGTACAGATTCAATGCAGACTTGATTTTTTTTCTTGACTCGTCTAATCGTAATATCGTAACTAGCAGGGGTTTCTTGCGTAACTTCTTCGCCAGTCGTAGGATCAAGCATTGTCATGGTTTGCATTTCAACTTTCTCTTTGACGATTTCGACATCGGCATCCATAACCAAAGCCATGTAGGCTTCTGGTGTTAAGTTGGTGTATTCGTGGGTAGCAGCAGAAATGCTGTCATCCCAAAACGCTTTGACAAAGCCAGACTTTCTCACGAGTGCATCTTTGAACGCATCGTAGAGAACTTTGAAACCAGGATTCTTTTCTTGAATAATGTAATTTACATAACTGGTTTGTTGTTCGGCAAAAGGTATGTCCTCAACATTACGTGGGACAAACTCAACGACTTTCTTTGTACCAAAAAAAGTACGCATGATTGACGGCAACATAAATAAAATAGAATCTCGAACATCAGTAGAAATAAACTCCGACTGGAGGGAGCTATTTGCTTCTGGTTCGTTGCCTAAATAATATTCTGTGGCTTCTGCTCGTGACTCACCGATTTGGTCGATGTAGTCTTTAGCATCATCCATTTCGGATTTTAAGATGCTCTGTAATTCTTGCGTGTCGATTACTTCGTCTTGATTTTCTTCTTTAGCTTTGTCTGTTTCCATTGATTAACCTATGCGTATAATTTTAGATTTTAAAGGTTGCCTAAAATTATACCCCATAAACGACATACTGCCACTAAAGGAAGCAGCCGAACTTGCCATTGTTAGTGAGAGCGCATCGGCTTTGTCTGGTGATTTAATGCCACGCTTACGCATTTCTTCTTTACTTTCGAGTTTTATTTTTCCAGATGAGGTATATTTGTAGATAGGCGCAGCTAATTCAGAAACAAGCTCATCATCATTAGGAAGTCTGCAATCACGCTGCGCCAACCAATCTTTTATTGCAAACCACAACTCAGCACGCAGATTTAAATAATTTTTTTTTGTAGCTGGAGCTTCGGCAACATTGATCCCACGCACAGGTAAGTTCTGTTCGGCTAATCTATCAACTACCCCAGAACCTAAACCAATCACATCAATCAAGATTTCTTGTGGGCGTTCTAAAGCGGTGCAATCATCAAATTTATTTTTTACCGCACCGCATAATTGCATTAAGTCCATAGACTGAAAAGATTTCATTTCTAAGACAGTATTGCCTTGACGTACGCAGAGGGCAGAATTATCACCACCATAACGGGCAACGTCTAATCCCCAGATAATCGGTGCGCTTGCGGATAAAGCTACGTCACGATCTATGGCTGCTTTGATTAACTCCATAGGAATTACTGTGTCATCGTCAGCACGAGGGAATTCGCCCAGTACTTCCACTCGTGCGACTGTTGAATCTTCGCCATATTGTTCGAGCATTTGTTGGAATAGCTCTTTATCTGTGCCTTCGACCGAGCGTGAGTCGATTTGTTCTTGTTTCCAGTACGAGCGTTTGCCATGAAAAGAGTCGTAAAATGGGCCAGTATTCCTTCTAGGGTTAGAAAACGTGAACCAATACCTATCTGCTGTCGGTTCGGAGAAAAACCCCTCAGAAACGCTGTAAATCGGTGCTGGTATACCTGATGCTTCATCCATAATTAGACAAACTCCGTAACTTGAGTGAATTCCAGCGAACGCATCTGGGTTTTCTTCGCTCCAAAGCTGTGCTTGTGCGTAGTAATAGCCAGTATCAATCTTTAAATCACGAATTAAGGCTTCTTCAAACCATGGTGCAGGTCTGATAGTCGTAGCGGTTTTATTAAACCAATGTGAATTTATAGATAAAGTCATCCATTTACCTAATTCTGCCCATGTTCTTGAGCGTAATTGCTGTTCGGTGTTTGCTGTTACGATTATAGTTGAGCCTAAACGTGTCGAAAGCATCCAGAGTATTAACCAAGATACCAAAGCGGATTTTCCAATACCACGACCACTAGCTACAGCCAGGCGAAACATTTCTGGTAGATCTACGCTTTGATTTCTTTGTATGTGTATTCCAATATCTCGCAAAATTTTTTCTTGCCACTTACGAGGGCCAGTAAAGTTTTCGAGGGGGGTGCCTTCTTTGCCCCACTCAAAGACAAATTTCACAAAGTTTAATGGATCATCTTTGATATTCATTGACCAAAGCTCAGTCATTAGTTCTTTTTCTGCTTCTACACCGTATTTCATAAAATTAAAAAAAAATTAGTTCATTAGTTACATGGACAGTGCCACGCCGCCTGGCTTTAAATGGGGGCTGTAGCGATAGTAAGTACTTACTATTCTTTTGGTAAGTAAGTGCTTACTATTGTTTAAAGGTTTATTTGGTCGAGCGATGAAGCGGAGAAAAGATAACTTCATCGCTCTATGATTCTGTCTTTTTTTTGGAAGGAGAGAGAGAGCCAGAACCATTATTCTCTGTGCCTTTGTTATCTAAGAAGATGCCCTTGCCTTTGTCTATTGAATTTTCAAGGCGTTTTATTGTTTGAGTTGCATTAGGGATTCGTTCTTTTGCGGAATTGATAACGTGACTTAAATTTATCGTGTGATTGGTTTCTAAAATGTTTCTGTCTTTCCAGTTGTCAGGATCTCTATTTTTTAAAAAGAATATGGCGGAAGTTTCTTTTCCTTCTAAAGCATTATCAAATAGTTTAGAGCTTACTTGCGCTATTGCTTTCGCTCTCCCTTTTTCTAGTGCGTTCTTTATGCTTTTAATATGTTTCTTTCTTGTAAGCGTTGAAGGATTAATCCCTAAACTAGCGCATATCTGGCGTTCATTTAAACCCATTCCAGCTAATCTTTCTATTTCGTTATGATCTAAATTAATCGCCTTTCTTCCTGGTTTTTTCTTTGCTTCCATAAGGTATTTTAATCTTTTTATGTCATTTATTCACTAAAATGCTTGTTTATTACTTATATATAAAGTGTATAAAAATGCTATTTAATGCTTGACAATGATATTGATTAGTCCAAAATAAACATATTGATTAACTAATTAAAGGAGAATTATCAATGACAAAACCAATAGTAAATATAGATAAAGACGACAGTCTTGCATCTATCAACATAATAGAACCAAAAGGAGAGAGAAAAATTAAATATATCTCTACTACTAAAACATGGCATGACAAAGTAAACGGAAACACTTATTTTTCAAGTTTCGTTTCAGATATAGAAAGAGATGTTTGTTATTTATTTCCTTTTCAATATGGTTATGGCGATCAATCAGAATACGTAATCAAAAAAGCATTAGGTATTAAAGATAAAATAGGAGAGAAATCTATTATTAAATTTATCAAGATTGAAAACTGTTTAAAGAAAGAAGTTAAACAGCATGGACAAGGTAACGAAGAAAATTATTTTTCTGAGTTAGGTTATTACTATCAAGATTAATTAGGAGAATAACCATGATTATCAAAGAATACGAAAAAGAATATAAGGACTATTACATGTTCATAACTGTGCATCATTCATTAGTAGAAGTAAGGGTTTATAGTTATGCTGATGATGATTTTTGTTATAGGAATAGGTTTAGCGATTATTCGATAGATGAAATCTACGACATTATTTGCTATCGAATAGACAATAACGAACTTGAGGAAGTAGCCTAGCTACTTCCTTGATTAAATTAAGGAGAAATAACCATGTACAACTTACTAATCAATTACATTGATAGCGAATACAAAGAAGAACTAGCTTTCGGACAACATATTCGCATAAGCGGTAGCGAAGTTATAAAGCTACTTAACACTTATAAACCAAACAAATTTAAAGGCGTAGAGCG